CGACATTACCGCGCTGATCAACGACCGCTTGTTGTTACTGCGCACCACCGACAAGCCGGGCATGGACTCCGACGATTTCGAGTTGAAAATCGACGACCGCGAAAGCGCCGTGGCGTTGCCTGCACGCGGCGCGGAAATCGAAGTCTATCTGGGTTATGCCGGGCAGACCCTGACACGGCTGGGGCGCTACACGGTCGATCAGATCGACCTGACCGGCCCGCCGGCCACCATGGAAATCCGTGGCAAGGCCTGCGACATGCGCGGCACCGGCAAGACCATCCGCAACGGCAGTTGGGAATGGGTGACTGTGCAGCAGATTGTTCACGATGTCGCCGTGCGCAACGGCTGGCAGCCGCAATGCCCGGTGACGGCCGTGGTTGTGCGGGTCGATCAGCGCAATGAGTCGGACATGAATTTCATCACCCGGCTGGCGAAGGATTTCGACTGCACCGCGAAGATCGGCGATGGCCGCCTGCTGGTGCTGCCGCGCCAGGGCGGCAAGACCGCCAGTGGCCAGCCGCTCGACGTAGTGGCTGTTGCGCCCGGTGATGTCCGGCGCTGGAAGTTTCACCTCCAGGACCGGGCCACCCACAAGGCGGTAAGTACCCGCTATCTCAACGCCCAGACCGGCAAGCAGCAGGCGGCAACCGTGGAAAACCCCAACGCTCCACCGGACCTGAAAGCCGTGTTCGTCGATCGTCATATCTATCCCAATCGATCCGCCGCCGAGGAGGCCGCCAAGGCGAAACTGGCGGCGTTCAATCGCAGTACGGCAACGGTCAACCTGGAAATGGCGGGGCGCACTGATCTGTTCGTCGAACGTACTGTTCGGATGGCCGGCTTCAAGGCCGGTCTCGACGGCGACTACCTGATCGATAACGTGACCCAGACCTTCACCGCCTCGGGCTGGGATACCACGGTGCAATGCAACGGCGGCAAGCAGGGCAAGGCCAATGCGAAAGGCCCGTAGAAGATCGAGGGAATGACATGAATCTGAATGAAACCGAACTGTTCCGTATCTACCCCAACGCCCGCTCGACAGCGGGCGTTTTCGTACCTGCGCTCAACGCCGCGATGGCGCACTGGTCCATCGACACGCCGCGGCGCATGGCGGCCTTCCTGGCGCAGATCGGCCACGAGTCCGGGCAATTGCGCTACGTCAAGGAGCTGGGCGGCGACCAATACCTTGCACGTTACGACACCGGCAACCTGGCCCTGCGCCTGGGCAATACCCCGGAGGCAGACGGTGACGGCCAGTTGTATTGCGGACGCGGCCTGATCCAGATCACCGGACGCAACAACTACCGCGCCTGCAGCATGGCGCTGTTCGAGGACGAGCGCTTGCTCAAGCGTCCGCAGATGCTCGAAGAACCGCAGTGGGCCGCCGAGTCGGCGGCGTGGTTCTGGCATTCGCGGGGGCTCAATCAACTGGCTGATCGTGGTGAGTTCAATCGCATCACCCGGCATATCAATGGTGGGCTGAACGGTCTGGAAGATCGTCTGAGACTCTGGGCCCGGGCCCGGGAAGTGCTGTGTTGAGCCGCGTGCAGATTGTGGCTGCCGTCTTGCTGGTGCTGATGGCCTGTGGGGCGACCTGGCAGGTCCAGGACTGGCGCTACGCACAACGACAAGCCGACTACGTCCGCGAGCGCCAGCAACTGGCCGAGGCGGTGAATGCACAGCTGCTGGACGAAAGACAGCGGCGCCAGGCGCTGGAGTTGCGCGTGCAGGCCGCCGATCAAACCCATTCCCGAGAGCTTATCGATGCCCGACAGACTCAGGCACGTCTGCGCGACCGGCTGGCTACTGCTGATCTGCGGCTGTCAGTCCTCCTCGCCAGTGATGCAGGCACCGCTGTGCCAGCCCCCGCCGGCGCCGGCGGCATGGTTCATGACGCCCCGCGAGCCCGACTTGACCCGGCGCATGCTCAACGAATTGTCGCCATCACCGGCGACGGAGATGAAGGACTTATCGCGCTGAAAGCCTGCCAGGCATACGTGCGGGCGCTGGTCTTTTGACTGGTGTAGGGTAGGCGGCAGTTTTCCAAGGAGCCTGCCATGGACCCGATCACCGCTCTTTCCGCCCGGCTGGGGGAACATCTGCGTCGTTTCAATGCCCAAGTGACCACCGCCGAATCCTGCACCGGTGGTGGCATCGCCGAAGCCATCACCCGTATCCCCGGCAGCTCAGCCTGGTTCGAGGCCGGTTACGTCACCTACTCCAATGCCCAGAAAACCCGCCAGTTGCAGGTACCCGAGGCATTGTTCGGACAGGTGGGAGCGGTCAGCCAGGAAGTGGTCGAGGCCATGGTCCGTGGCGCCCAGGCCGCCAGCGCGGCGCGTTTCGCCGTGGCGGTCAGCGGCGTGGCCGGGCCGGACGGTGGCTCGCCGGCCAAGCCGGTGGGCACCGTGTGGCTGGCCTGGGGTGACGGCCAGCGGGTCTTCAGCGAGTGCCGGCACTTCGACGGCGACCGCGAATCGGTGCGCCGACAAACGGTAATCGCCGCGCTAGAGGGCTTGTTACACCTTGGTGCGGAGTAATTCACGAATCGGGGGTAGGCGGAAATAAAACCCTGTGGAATAATACTGGGTACTTATACAGTTGTTTCTGGCCGTCAGGCCCTATCGATTACGTGAGGACTTCAATGGACGACAACAAGAAGCGTGCCTTGGCTGCGGCCCTGGGTCAGATCGAACGTCAATTCGGTAAAGGCGCGGTCATGCGCATGGGCGACCACGAGCGCCAGGCAATCCCGGCCATCTCCACCGGCTCCCTGGGCCTGGACATCGCCCTCGGCATCGGCGGCCTGCCAAAAGGCCGTATCGTCGAGATCTACGGTCCTGAGTCGTCGGGTAAAACCACCCTGACCCTGTCGGTCATCGCCCAGGCGCAGAAAATGGGCGCTACCTGTGCCTTCGTCGACGCCGAGCACGCACTGGACCCCGAATACGCCGGCAAGCTGGGCGTCAACGTCGACGATCTGCTGGTCTCGCAGCCGGACACCGGCGAGCAGGCCCTGGAAATCAC